GCTTCATCAACAACAAGCTCGCCGCAGCCGGTCTCGATCTCAACAACATCACCATGGTGGTCATCGATGCGGCCGCGACCAGGAGGCAAGCGGCTTAGTTCCGTTTCGCGCATCAGCGCGATCACCGTTCCCGGCACTGAAGCCGGGAAGCGGGTCCCGGCCTGTTAGCAGCAGGCCGGCCCGTCAATCGCAACGCCCAATTTAGGAAAGGAATTCCAGATGGGCCCTGAGTATCACTTGAAGGAGTTCGGCGTCAATTCGGCGTCAATTCCAGGAAGCTATCTTGCCTACAACCAACTCAGTCTGATCGAGCGCGCCTTCTTGGCGGCCGATCTGCACTTGGGCGCTAAACGTCCCACAGCACTGACACAGCAACAGTCAGCAACGCTGGCGCGGGTCAACCGCACCTACGTGCACTGGGCAGTCAAGCGCCAGGCCGAACGAGCCGAGATTGAGCGGGGCCTCATCCCGCTCGTTCCGGCTGCGCCGGTGCGCGCGAACGGTAACGGCACGGTCATGCCCACCGGCATCGACCAAGCGCTCTTCAACATCATCGCCACGGTTGGCGTCGAGAAGGCGCTGACGATCGCGGCTGCGGTCGAACAGGCGCAGCATCACTAGCAATACGAATTGCGATGCGTCGCCGGTCGGAAGTCTCGGCCGGCGGCGCTCTCCTGAAGATCAGAGTAAAAGTCATGACAACCGCCTTCCAGCGTAATACCCCCCAACACGGCGATGCCCTGGCGCTGCTGCGATCACTATCTGATAGCTGCACGCCACTGGCGTTCTTCGATCCGCAGCACCGCGAGAATCTGGACAAGCTCAAGTACGGCAATGAGGGCGAGCGCCAGCGTGAGCGCTGCAAGCTGCCGCAAATGTCGAGCGAGTATATCGACGAATGCTGTCGCGAGTCGGCCCGGGCACTGATGCCGAGCGGGTATCTGATGCTCTGGCAGAACGCCTTTCAAACCTGCCAGGGACATCATTTGCGGCTCGCCGATGTCCTGCAGTGCGTCGATCTGATTGCGTGGGATAATCAGCGCCTGGGCATGGGTTACCGGGCGCGTCGCCGCGGCGACTATCTGGTCATCCTGCAAAAGCCGCCGATCAAAGCGCGAGCGACATGGCAAACAAAGCCGACAATTCCCGATCGCTGGCCTGAGAAGGTCGATCGCAAGCTGCATCCGCACATTAAGCCCATCGGACTCATCAGTGCGTTGATCGAGGCAACCACGTCTCCGGGCGATCTCGTCGTCGACCCGGCCGCCGGCAGCTTCGTCGTCATGCACGCTGCCAGACAGCTTGGCCGTGACTTCATCGGCTGCGATCTGGCCGTATCGCCGTGGGGCAATGAGGCTCCGAGCACAATCCAAGATAAGCAAAACGGAATCGTTCCAAATCTTGCACAGCCCCAGGACACAGCTTGGGACTTATTTGATTGGGGCGGATTTGGTGGGGCATCGCCATGACGACCGCACCCGCCACGCCGCTGATCTCCGTAATGCACGACGGCCGATGTCTTGGATTCCTGCTTCGCCGTGGCCAGCAAGGCGTCGAAGCCTTCACGCGTGAGACGCAATCGCTCGGCTGCTTCCCTACCGAGCACGAAGCGATCGGCGCTCTGCTTAACCCAAAGGGCGTGCCATCATGAAGATTATCGGCGCCGATGACCGCCTGGCCGAACGCCGCAGCGCCAAAATATTGTTGGTTGGCCCGACTGGCGTTGGCAAAACCACGCAGTTGCGCACGCTCGATTCGGCGAAAACGCTTTTCATCGATGTCGAGGCCGGCGACCTCGCTGTGCAAGACGTGCCGGTCGACACGTTTCGCCTAGATGACTGGCCGGCCGCGCGCGATCTCGCTTGCCGTATCGGCGGCCCAAACCCGTCATTCCCGCCGACCGCCTGCTACTCAAAGGCGCATTATGACGCCATCGGCGGCGCGCTCCCCAATATGGAAAAGTACGACACGCTTTTCGTCGATAGCGTCACCGCGATCAGCCGTTTGTCTTATCGCTGGGCCGAGCAACAGCCGGAATCCATGTCCGAGCGATCCGGGCGGAAAGATATTCGCGCCGCTTACGGCACGCACGGGCGCGAGATGCTGCTGTGGCTCAATCAGCTCCAGCACTCCCGCGGAATGAATGTGATCTTCGTCGCGATCCTCGAGCGGGTGGTCGACGACTTCAACCACGCCGCGTTTCAAGTCCAGTTGGAGGGGCAAAAGGTCGGACGTGAATTGCCGGGCATCGTCGACGAGATCATCACCATGAATTTCGTCGATTTCGGCGACGGCAAGCCGGCGCGCGCTTTCGTCTGCACCAATCCAAACTCGTGGGGCTATCCCGCCAAAGATCGCGCCGGGCGGCTCGACCAGCTCGAGGAACCGCATCTCGGCAAGCTCATCAAAAAGCTCGTCGGTCCCGGCGGGCGCAAACCTTTCATTCCACCCAATAAGCCAAACACCAAAATAGAGGAGAAAGTCACATGACGTTTGATTACACCGACGCATCAACCCAGCGAGAGTTTGATCTCATCCCCCACGGCACGCTCGCGACCGTGCAGATGAACATCCAGCCCGGCGGCGCCGGCGAGGGTGGCATCTTAAGTCGTTCGAAGAACGGTGACTGCGAAATGCTCAAAAGCGAGTTCACCGTCGTCGAAGGTGAATATGCGCGGCGAAAATTTTGGGAACGTTTTGTGCTCGCCGGCACCACTGATGGGCATGCCAAGGCCGTCGAGATCTCGCGCAGTAAATTGCGCGGGATCCTGGAATCGGCGCGCGGCATTAAACCGGACGACACCTCGCCACAGGCGCGCGCAGCCCGCACTGTGGAATTGGCAGCGTTCGACGGGCTGCGCTTCGTCGCCAGAATCGGCGTCGAAAAAGGCGGCGAAAACTCGGGCGGCGGCAACTATCCGGATCGGAATTTTTTGTTAACGGCGATTACGCCCGATCGCCGAGACTGGCACGCAGTCGAGCGAACGGCGTCACCACCGCATTCGTCGCCGCCGACTGCACCTGCCGCAGTGGCGGTTCCGAAACCGGCCTGGGCGTCATGAAACGACCCGCGACAAAGGTCAGCGCCACCGCCTTCGATGACGCCTGGCAGCGGCGGGCGACCGCCGCCGCCATCACCGCCGCGCGCAAGGTCGTCGACGACGGCGCCATCCCTGCTGGCACGCCGATCGGCCGGCTCGGCGATGGGGAATGGGGCTGGCTGGTCACCGCCGTGCTGTTCGGCTGGATCGCAACGCGCGCCGAGCAAGCCATCGCCGAAGAAATCGACAGCGAGCTCGCGGTGCGCATGACCGGATTCGACCCCGACCCGTGGGATGCCGGCGCCGTCACGTCGATTTTGCCGGAATTGGCCGAGACCGCGAAAGTCGACTGGAGCCTGCCGCTGGCGCAGTGGCCGCGCGAGACGATGCTCGATTTTCTACTGACAGCGTTGCGGCTGATCCGCAAGGCCGAGATCGCGCGCGACCTCTCAAACCGCGGCGTCACCCGACAATCCAGCGCCGATGTAATCGCCCGGGAAGCCAATGCCGCTGCTGGCGGCCCGCTGATGACGCCGGACGAATTCAACGACGAGATCGGCATCTGATGGAGCGGCGCTCGTGCTCAATCTCAATCGCGCCACTGTTTCCATTGAACCGCTCAACGTCGCGATCAATGGCGCAATCGAACGCGCCGCGGCGCAGACCGTCGAACTGCCGCGGCCCTATCTTGGCGCCAGCATTGTCGGCGGCAAATGTCTGCGCAAAATTCAATTCGACTGGTGGTGTACGCCAACGCATTCGGCGCGGCTGCGCGAGATTTTCGCCCGCGGTCATTATTTCGAGGAACGCTCGCGCCAGCTATTGACCGCGGCCGGCTTCAAATTTGCGCCGCCCGACGCGCTGGCATTCTCGGCCGCCGACGGCCTGCTGCGCGGTCATGCCGACGGCATCATCATCGCCGGCCCTAATGACCTCGCGGCCTATCTGCTCTGTCCGGCGCTGTGGGAGCATAAGGCCGTCAATACCAAGAATTGGCGCGCGCTCGAGCGCGACGGTCTCGAGAAGACATTTCCGCAATATGCCGCCCAGGTTGCGCTGTATCAGGCCTATCTCGACGTCACCAATCCAGCCCTGTTCACTGCGTTGAACGCCGATACCTGCGAGCGTCTTCACCTGTTGGTGCCGTTCGACGCCGGACGCGCTCAGACCTGGTCGGACCGCGCCGTCAGTATCATTGCGGCAACCCGCGCCGGCGAATTGTTGCCGCGCCACACCGAAGATCCCACCGACTGGCGCTGTAAGGCGTGCAGTCATTTCAAACGCTGCTGGGACCGGCCATGACCGACATCCCGGCCGCCATCACCAAAAAGCTGGCCGCCTCGCTACGGATGCTGTCATCCGACAGCGACGGCGATCTGATCGCCGCCGGACGCGCCATCATCCGCTTACTTAAAGGCAGCGGCGCAGACATCCACGCGCTGGCTGCGCGTATCGAGACGCTGAACGGCGGCGGACTGACTGACGCCGAGATGCGCAAGCTGTATGACGCCGGCTACAGCGCCGGCGTGCGCGATACCGAGAATCGGCAGCACGGCAGCACCAATTTTCACAATGTCGACGGCACACCGGACTGGCACGAGATCGCCCGCTCCTGTCAACAGCGCAGCGATCGGCTCAGCGAGAAGGAACAGAATTTCATCAATGACATGACGTCGCGAACAGTATGGCGCGAGCCAACCGAGAAACAGGCGAAATGGCTGCGCAGCATCTTCTATCGCCTGGGCGGAAGAATTTGATCGTGAACGACAACCCGACAGCGATCGACGAGGCAACGGTTCGCCGATTCCTTCAGATCATCAGCAACCACGCCAGCCAGGTGATTAACGGTTTCGACGCCACCGGATTGTTGCAACTGTTTCGCATTCATCCGGTCGACGACAAGGCCGTGGTCGCCAGCCGCTTCAAAATCGACGATGTCGAGCACATGGTGCAGGCGGCGCTCGGCGACGCCGCCGCCGGGCACAACGTCTATATCGAAGCCCGTACCGTGCGCGCTGACTTGCCACGCAAAAAGCGCGGCGAGCTCGCCGACACGGTGTGGGTACTGGGGCTGGTCGTCGACAGCGACGCCGACAAGAATAGGGCCGGCAACGTCACCGCCAAGCCCAGCCTGGCGGTCGAGACCTCACGCGGCAATTATCATCTCTGGTATCTGTTTGATCGCGCCATCCCGGCAGCGCAGGCGCGCGCGATCGGCGACGCCATTCGCAAGAGCGCTGGCGCTGACGCCGATACCGGCGTGATCACGCAATGCTACCGCGTCGCCGGGACGCCCAATTTCCCGAACGCCAGCAAGCGCCAGCGCGGCCGCATCACCACCGAGCCGACCCGCATCGTCGAGCATAGCGGCCGGCTGTGGGATCCGGCCGCACTGCTGGCCGCGTTCCCGGCGCCAAAAGCCGCGCATAACCAAAAAGCCGAAAACGCCGGCGACGAGACCACACTGCCGCCGGAGCTGATCGAAACGATCCGGTCCGGCGTGAAAAACGGCGACCGCTCGACAGCGTTCCACGGCGTGGTGGCAAGTTTGAAAAAGCGGCGCTGGAGCGTCGACGCTATCGTTGCGCTGTTGGAAAAATATTCAGCCGGCATCGGTAGCAAATACGCCGGCCGCCTGCGCGAGGAAGTCGAGCGCTCCTATGCCAAGGTGGAGAACGGTCAGGCCGGAACCGCGAGTGCGCCGGCTGCGGCGCCGGCAGCGACCCAGGTCGTCATCCCGACTATCCGCCTGGTCGCCGGCCAATTGCCACGCACAATCGCCGAGGCCGAACGCGCATTGCTGGCGTCGGGGCTGCCGATTTTCGCTCGCGCCGGCATCTTGGTGCATCCGGTTACCGAAACCGTGGCGGCGGCCGACGGCCACCAGACCCGGATCGCGCGGCTGCGCGCATTTTCTGCCGACAGCCTGCTGGAATGGGTAGCCGACGCCGCGCTGTTTCAGCGCTTCGACCTCAAGCGTAAGCAATGGACCGACACCGATCCGCCGCAGCGGGTCGTGCAGATGTTACTGGCGCGCGAAGCCCGCTGGCGCATCCCGCGCATCTCCGGCGTTATCACCACGCCGACCTTGCGCGCCGATGGCTCCCTGTTGGCGACCCCCGGCTACGACGCGCAGTCCGAGCTTTATCTGCTGGCCGGCCTGAGCTTGCCGACAATTCCGAAACAACCGACCCGCAACGAGGCGCAGGCGGCGCTGCAATTGCTGACCGATCTGTTGGCTGAATTCTCGTTCGCCGCTCCCGTCGACCAGGCGGTCGCTCTCTCCGGACTGTTGACCGCACTGGTGCGCGGCTCACTGACAACGGCGCCGCTGTATCTGATCCGCGCCCACACCGCCGGCACCGGCAAAAGCTACCTCGTCGATGTCATCGCCGCGATCGCTACCGGACGACTCTGCCCGGTCATCACCGCGTCGAAAGACAAGGAAGAGACTGAGAAGCGACTCGGCGCTGTGATCCTCAGCGGCGTTGCCATTGTTTCGCTCGATAACTGTACGCTCGACCTCGAGGGCGACTTGCTGTGCCAGCTGACCGAGCGGCCACTGGTCAAAATCCGAATCCTGGGCCGCTCGGAAATGCCAGAATGCGAATGCCACACCACGGTATTTGCCACCGGCAACAATATCCTGTTGCGCGGCGACATGGTTCGGCGCGGCCTGCCCTGCAATCTCGATGCCTCCATCGAGCGGCCGGAGCTGCGCGAATTCAAAGGCAACCCGTTGCACGCAGTGCTGTCGGATCGCGGTCTTTACGTCGCTGCGGCATTAACGATCGTTCGTGCCTATCTCGCCGCCGGCGCGCCGACGGTATGCGGCCCGCTCGGCAGTTATGCCGCCTGGTCGCGCATGGCGCGCGCCCCACTGGTCTGGTTAGGTCAGCCCGACCCAGTGCAAAGCATGGACAGCGCCAGGGAAGACGATCCAGAGCTGGCTAATATCCGTGAGTTCTTCAGCCTGTGGCGCGATTACCTAACACTCGACGAGCCTTATACCTGCCGCGAGATCATCGAAACCGCCTGCAAGCCGCCGGCGCCTGGCGATTTCAATTCACAACCGTTCAAGGCGCTGTTGCTGCGGGTCGCTGAAGACAAAGGCAACGTGTCAGCAAAGCGGCTCGGCTGGTGGTTGCGAAAGATCAGCGGTCGCGTGATCGGTAAATATCGCCTGAATTCCGACCGGCTGAATGCCGCGCAAGTTGGTTATCGGCTGACGAAGGCGAGAGCGTGAGCCTTGGTTTCTTGGTTTCCTTGGTTTTGTCCAGCCCACGCGTGGGATTTGTCCGGACAAATACTATAGAACGACGGAAAACAAACCAAGGAAAGCAAGAAACCAAAGGGGCGCTACGGAATCGTGCGTTGCCCCGAGCTCGGCTCTAGTCCAGCCTACCCACCATGCCGCAATACGTTGCATTCGGAGCACAAACAACACGATTGCCGACGCCAGATCGTCCAAAACGAACTAAACGCGTCGGTAAAAAGCTGTTTCACGCTATCGAGTTAATCGTCTTCGAAGGTAAAGAACTCGGCGAAGCCGCAGCCGAAGCCGGCCTCACAACATACACACTGCGACAAGCATTCGCTCGACCGCAAGTGCTCGCTCACCTGCGTGAGCGTCGGGAGGTGTTTAGAGCTGCCGCATCCGGCAAAAACATTTTGCGCTTGTGCCAAATCCGCGACGCGGCTGATAACATGCCGGCGGTGAATGCAATCAAAACGCTCGAGCTGATCGGTGATGACGAGGGTTTAATGCGGCGTGATATCGATACTGGGCCGGGGATTTCGATTCGAATCGTGCATCAGTCGCCGCAGCCGATCGACATCACGCCCAGTCCGTCGCAGATCATCGACGCCGAGCAGTAAGCGCGTTTTCGCGCTTCTGGCATGGGTACTGCGTGGGTAACAGCGGCGTCGCGCCGGATTGTGATGCAATCTCAACAATTGATGGCGGAAGGCACCTCCTCCGCGCGGTTCCGACAAAACGTTTACCAGCGACCGTTTGTGAGTCAGCGCGCGCCATCGTAGCGGCGACCATCCGGTGCCCCT